AGTTAATTAAAGTAGCGGCTATCGTACAAAAACTCGCTTCTGCGGAAGCTAAAGGTTCAGACAATGAGTTTGGTCTAAGTGAACTTGAAAAAGAACAACTTATGTCCGGCTTATCAGATTCTATCGCAGAGATACAAGAAGAGAGTGATAGAATAAGTGAGGAAATAGATTCTAAACAATCTAAGTTTCCGGAGAGTTAGTAATGTCTACTAATAAGTCTTATAAAGATAGTGGCATTTTAAACTTTGACCGAGCATATCATTTTATAAAAAATGAAATATCAAGTTTAAGAAACTCTATTGCAAATATAAAACTAAAAGTTCCGCACGGTAAAGTACTAAGTGAAAATAGTACTGAAGATGCGCAATCATTCGTATCTATACAAAATGTAGAAGAGTCTACTACTAATGATGCAAAACCTTCGTCTTTTAATTTTTTATCTGTTCCTGTAGAAGGTGAGTATGTTCCTATTTTTAATTTTGGAGATGATATATTTTATGGAAGTACTCTACCAATATATGATTCAAAACAGAATAATGCTAAAGTAATACCAAAATCTACTACAAGATTCAAACCTGATTTAACTATAAATCCTATCCAAGTAACACCTGGTGATGTTGTTGTTCAAGGTAGATACGGACACAATATGATGTTTAGTGATTCAAAAGGTAGTCCTACTATTAGAATTACAAACTCTATGCGAAGCAGAGTAGATACTGATATAGATGTATTCAATTCTAACACACCAATTTTACAGAAGAAGATACGTTCAAACGCAGATGTTCCTATATTCTATAATCCTAATATTGACGGAAGTTCTCTTTATATGTTGAAAGAAACTCCACCTGGTGTTGATTTAGACAATGAAACTAAATTAGCTAACAAAAGACATTATGTAAAATATAAAGACGAAGTTCTTCGACAAACTTTTGTATCTAATGATTATAGGTCAAGTGAAAAGATTTTTATGTCTTCTGATTCTCTATTATTTTACACTAAAGGTTTAAACGATAATGTAGGTCACGATATTTCAATGTTGTCTTCAGGTAATGTTTTCATAAATTCTTTTAGAAATGTATTTATAACTACACCGGAAGTAACGTATCCTACTTCTGATGAAGATAATCCGGAAGGTAGAATTTCTTTAGGTAGTCACAGAGACCCAGGAACTACTCCAAATGCTAAAGTTCAACCGGTAGTGAGAGGTCTTAACTATCAAGAAACGATAACAGATATTTTAGATGTTTTAAAATTTGTTTCTGAAAACTTTAAAAGTTTATCAGAAGGAGGAATAGCAGTAGATGAAGATGGTAGTTCTGTAGCAGGAGAAGCACAAGCACCTGTTATTGAATTACTTAATGATAAAATAGATTCTATAAAAGGTAAATTAAATAAAGATTTAAGTAAAAAGGTATTTACAACATAATGGGACTAACAACACCGATAATACAAAAATTAAAATCACCTATTGATTCTATAAGAGATTATAAAGATTCAGAGGTTCCTAAAATGCAACAAGAAGCAGACGAAGGAAGAACACCTCCGAATCTTAATAAAGATATAGAAAAAATGGAAAAGTTAAAATCTTTTGCAGATAAAATACCACCACTTGTTAGAACGGTGAGAAATACTATTATTGCAATAGAGACTGCTAAGAAAATTGCTGAAGCTGCTAAAGACGCAGGTAAGATTGGTTCAGCTTTAGTTCCGCCTGTAGCAGCTGCAGGTGTATTACAAGAAAAAATAGTAGAAGCAACAAAAAAAGAAATTGCACGAGCAAAAGCAGAACTACCGGTTGTTGAAATGTTAACTAAAGAATTGAAAGCTTTAGCTATAGCAGTATTAATAGCTTTATTAGCTATAAAACTTAAAAACAAAAATGGTGAAACAAGTGAAGATGATATTGGCGATACTCAAAACCAATTAGATTCACTATTAACAGAAGAAGATTTATCAGGTTTAGATGAAGAACTTGGTACAGGAGTAACAACAATTACAAGAACCACTACGGCATCCGGTACAACAACATCCGGTGGCGTTGGTGGCGGATATTAACATACAGGAGTTAAAATGAAGGCAAATGAGTTAAAGAAAATAATCAACAGATTAGTTAGTGAAGAAGTCAAAAAACAACTCGGCGAGATATTTATTAATGAAATTAAGTCTAAAAGGTCTACGCCAATTCAAGAGTCTGCTAAGACAGAAGAGTATCCAACAATGGGTGGTAAAACGTTTACGACAAATGATATGGCTGATTTATTAGGCTATGGTGATATGAAACCAAACGGAGGTGGTATGAGTAATCAAGGTGTTGCAGAAATAGCACAAAAAGCGGGAGTAGCACCTGAACAAGTTGACCCTGACGTTCAAAAAGCAATCACTAAAGATTATCGTGAACTTATGAGTAAAATGAATATGACAAAATAATGAGTGTAAAAGAAATAGATTTAGACCCGAATAAAAATTTTGGCATAGGTTTTCCTTTAAACTATGATAGAAATGCGTATGGATTTTTTAAAAAAAATGCTACGTATTACGAACAAATACAAGATAATATTAAGAATCTATTATCAACTCAAGTAGGTGAACGTTTAGGAAATCCTGAATATGGTAGTCGTTTAAAAGAACTTCTTTTTGAAGCAAACGAACCAGGAATATTGCAAACCAAAATAGAAGAACGAATAAAAGAAGCATTAGCTCAATTTTTACCTTTTGTTACTTTAATTAACACTCAAGTAGGAACTAACGGAAACACTTTAAATGTTAAAGCTCAATTTAGAACAGAATTTAATGATGAAGTAATTGTAAGTTTGCAAATAGGTACCTTACCTGAAGATGTCCCCGATGATGTAGGAACTTTGGGCGCATATGCTGGTGGAGGCTAAGGAGAAATAAATGCCACAACAAGTAAAACAAAAAGAAGTTAAATATCTAAATAAAGATTTTAATCAGTTTAAAGATGCTCTTATAGAACACGCTAAAACTTATTTTCCAAATGCCTATAACGATTTTAACGAATCATCACCGGGTATGATGTTTATTGAAATGGCATCTTATGTGGGAGATGTTCTTTCTTATTATGTAGACAATCAGTTTAAAGAGTCTTTATTAGCATATGCAGAAGAAGCAAAAAGTGTTTATCAAATTGCGCAGTCGATGGGATATAAACCAAGAATAATTTCCGCAGCTAATGCAGAAGTTGATGTATTTCAAACCGTTCCTTCAATAGGCAGTGGTACTAATAATAGACCTGATTTGAGATATGGACAGGTTTTAAAAGCAGGTAGTGAATTTGCTTCAACATCAGGAATTAAATTCTTTTCAAATGAAGACGTTAGTTTTGCTTTTACTTCAAGTGCATCTCCTATGACTATTAGTGTTTATGAAAGTTCTGCAGGTGAGCCTGTAAGTTATTTACTTAAAAAATCTGTAAGTGCTACATCCGGTAATCAAAAAGTAGAACAATTTACTTTTGGTAATGCTAAAAGATACGATAGTATAAGATTATCACAAACAGGTATAACTGAAATAATATCGTGCGTAGATAGTGATGGTAATAATTGGTATGAAGTTCCTTTTTTAGCACAAGATACCGTTTTTATAGAATCTAATAATACTGCAGATTTGAGTCCGCAAGATTCTCAGTTTGCTGATAAAGCTCCTTACTTATTAAAACTTAAAAAGACTTCACGTAGATTTACTACTTTTATTACAACAGATGGATTTATCGAACTACGTTTTGGTGCAGGTAATAGTAGTAGTCCTGATGAAGAGATTATACCTAATCCTGATAATGTTGGTTCAAGTTTACCAAGTGGTATAGCAAGTATAGATACTACATTTGACCCAAGTAATTTTTTAAACACAAAAGCATATGGACTTGCTCCTAGCAACACTACACTAACTATAACTTATAGATTCGGCGGAGGTTTAACACATAATGTACCCGTTTCTTCAATCAACAGAGTAACTAATCCTTTATTCGGACCTACAGGAGCAGGTTTATCAACTAACTTGATAGTAAATGCACAAGGTTCGTTTGCTTGTTCAAATGAACTACCTGCTGCAGGTGGTCGTGGTCAAGAAAGTGTTATCGAAGTAAAGAATAATGCTCTTGCTTATTTTCAAGCACAAGGCAGAACAATAACAAAAGAAGATTATATGTTGAGAGTTATGGCAATGCCTTCAAGATTTGGAAGTGTAGCAAAAGTTTATATCGTTCAAGATGAACAATTACAAGCAGGTAAAGATTTAGACCCTAATACTGCAGGTGGTGCAGGTAAACAACAACCTTCAGCTAACACGAGAGTAGCTAATCCTTTAGCTTTGAATTTATATTGTTTAGGATATAACCAATCTAAAAAACTTACTACATTAAATAATGTAGTTAAAAGAAATCTTGCAACTTATTTAAGTGAATATAGACCTGTAACAGATGCTGTAAACATAAAAGACGCATACATAATAAACATAGGTATTAGATTTAGCATAATAGCAAGAGTAGGATACAATAAACAAGAAGTGTTGTTAAGATGTATAGATACTATAAAAGAATTTTTTGCACCGGATAAGTGGCAAATAAATCAACCAATTGTAACTCAAGACTTAGTTCAAGACTTAGCAATAGTTGATGGTGTTGCATCTGTAGTACCGCCATTAGAAAATAATCCTGAAAAAACACAATTAATAATTTATAATAATTATGAAAAGAACAATGGTTACTCAGGTAATATTTATGATTTAGATTCTGCAACAAAAGATGGAGTTATTTATCCTTCACTCGACCCAAGTATATTTGAATTGAAATTTCCTTCACAAGATATACAAGGTAATTGTGTAGGTGACTCTTCAACAGGCGCGGGCTATTAGGAGTAAGATATGCACTTATTTACATACGCAACAGAAGATACGGTTTTATACGAAGCATCTGAATCTAACAACTATGGATTAGATGAAATTTTAGAAGTTAGAAAAGACGTTGGTGATGCTGGTGTACTTGTAGATGTGTCAAGAATATTAGTTAAGTTTAATCTATCACACATAAGTCAAAGTGTTAATCGTGCTAATGCAAGTGCGAGTGCTAAGTATTATTTAAATTTATATGATGCAGGTAGTGACGAATTATCTACTTCACAAACTTTATATTCTTATCCTGTTAGTCAAAGTTGGGTAATGGGTAGAGGTAAAACCACATACGACCCTGCAGAAACAGAAGGTGTAAGTTGGGGATATAGAACAGGTAAAAATGCAGAAACTTTTTGGCATGGTGGTGTAATAGATACAGGTGGAACTTGGATTAGTGGTTCAGGATATGAAGCATCTCAAAGTTTTGTACATACAGATACAGAACTTGATATGAGAATGGATGTTACGGATATTGTTAATAAGTGGTTCGATGGAACTATTAACAATGATGGATTTATGATTAAACGTTCAGGTTCTATAGGTAACTCTGATGTAGATTTAGACGAAGGTTCAAGTACAAAATTAGGAAATTTTAAATTCTTTTCTCGTGATACACATACAATATATTCACCAAGATTAGAAGCAGTTTGGGATTCATCTGTTTGGTCAACAGGTAGTTTAAGTGCGTTGAGTGCAAGAGAAATAGAAGACTTACAAATTTATAGTCCAAATTTAAAATCAAAATATACTACAAATTTTGATAGTAAACTCAGAATTGTTGGAAGACCTAACTTTCCTGTTTTAAGTAATGCACCTTCTGCATCTGCTTATACTTCAGTAAAGTATCTGCCATCAGGTTCTGAATATAGTATAATTGATAATTATACAGAAGATGTTATTGTACCTTATGGTACAGGTTCAAGACTTTCGTGTGATTCACGTGGTAATTATATTGATTTAAATACAAGTGGATTGCAAACACAAAGAGAATATAAACTATTAATAAAAGTTATTAGTGGTTCGTATGCAGGAAGTTCGGGTACAGATACCGAAGTTATAGATAACAACTTTACATTTTTCATAAAATAATGCCTTACACAAAAGAACAACTTGAAAATAACGAGTACTATCAAAGTCTAAAACTCGAAGCTTCTCGTGAATATGAAGCAGAGAAAGCAAGAGTAGTTGCAGAATTTGCTGCATCATCTTCTATGGATGATAACAATCAACTTTTAAGATTAGGTGAAAATGGCCCTATACAAAGTTATGAAGACCCTTCTACAGGAATGCCACAAGATGACCCTACAGGATGGATAAAGATAGATAGGAAACAACCAAAGTATAAACGTGGCGATGAACTTGATGAAATTATAAACAGAGATTTTGCGGAGTTTGTATAATGTCAAGTAAATTATCTAACAGAGATAAACAATTACTCAAAACAGGAGGGACTTTCATTCCTGGTACTCGCAAGTTTGAAGGCGGGCCTTTTGGTAGCGGAGAAGAAAACGATTTCATAAAATTATCTATTATAGAACCAACTACTAATCGTATTATAACTTCAAAAGAAGTTCAGCCAAATATAATAGATAGTCAAATTGTAGTAAAACCAGGTATAGATATTAGAGCAATGGGTTTTGCTTCAGGAAGATTTAGTTTTAGATATGAGTTTTACAGAAGATTAGCAGGTAGTGAAGATGTTGTTTTAATCAATACTAAAGAACAAAATTATGGTGACGTATACGATGGTCCTTATTTTGTAAGACCTAATGGTAATTATCACGCAGGGACACCTGAACAATTTCAAGAAAGTGGAGAAGAAGTAGCATTTGAATTAAAGCCTACGAAGATGAATTATGAAGTTGCAGATATCTCACCTTCAAGAACAGAAATCAGAATACGTGCAAAGAAAATAAACGATAACGTTTATAAAGACGACTTATATGATAGAGGATTTGCTTTTAAAACTTTTATATCAGATGACGAATATAGAAGTAGAACTAATACAGAACCTATAGTAAGATTTTTTAATCCATTTAATCCATCTGTAGATGCCGGTTCTTTTCCTGCAGGTTTTGGTGCTCATTCAGGACCACCATCTGATACTGATACAAGTGCTACGCATTTGTTATTAGAAAACGGTGCAGGATTTAGTTTTAGTGATTTAATGGTAGATGGTACGGTTAGAATAAGAGATGCGTATGTAGTAGGAGAAACAGAACAGATTGTAATTACTGAAAGAAATATTTTAAATAATCCAAGTGGTGACACAATATTATTTGCAGATGATTTATCTCCACAAAAACCAATTGGCACTCAAGATGATGAATTACATACAGATGCAGTAAAAGTAGAAGCATGGTCTGATGGTATATTAGCTTTTAACAATCCTTTACAAGGATTTTATGGCACAGGTCCAATTGGTTATCACGCAAAGTGGGTACAAGGTGAAGGTCGTAATGGTGGAACTTGTATTAAGTTTATTGACAGGAATGCTATCTACAGAAACGACACAGCTTGGCCAGGAGATGAAGGTGTACATAGACCATTAGTCGTAACATCACAATTACCTGCTATTTCTAACTATGGTGTTACACCAGGACAAGATAATTTTTACATAACATACTTTCAAAAATCATCAGATTTAAATAAAGGTGCTACTATTAGTATTAAGTATGGTTCAGGATTTGGTGTTGGTGAACCAAGACCAACAGAACCGCCTGCAGGGTTTCATATACCAGGACAAGACATTGGAGAAGTTCCTGATTCGTTTCCTGCAGGTTATTTAGCAGAACCAACTGAGCAAAAACCATCAGATGAATTACAAGGAAACCAAGGAGAAGGATTGTTATCACCTGGTAAACAATGGTTTGTTTCTTCTATACAAAACGGATTATATGTTTGGGAGCCTAACTATTCTCAATACAATACTGATGACGGGTCTACTCAAGGAGTTGTTGGTATAAGAAAAGTTGGTTCGATGACTCAAACAGAAGGAACTGATGGAAACTCTACAAGAAATTGGGTATGGAAAGGAACTACTTGGTTACCTGAAATACCTGCTGTGATACCTGGATGTACAGACCCTGCGGCTTTAAATTATCAAAGTTATGCACAAGAAGATGATGGTAGTTGTGTGTTTGAACAATCTATTTTGCCATCTTCAGCTAATTTTGATTTAGCATTTAAATGTAGACATAAAGAATTTTTTCCAATCTCACCATGGAATGCTTTTTCAGGAAATGAATCTACATTCTTTTTAAAATACGATGACACATTGGGTGATTATCATATTTGGCAATCTCGATTTGGTGGTGCTGAAAATGCAGTAAAATACGAATTTGGCATAGAATCATTATTCGGTAAAGCAAATCAACCATCAGGTCATTCTTACTCAGGCGATGGCTCTTTTGGATGTATAAAGGCATCAGGTGATAAAATTAGTATGGAAGACAGAGGTATTGATAGTGGATTCCAAGGCTTGATACCATTAATGAAACGATATGGTAGAATAAAAGATATTGCAGAGTATTACAGAACAAGTGGTTCAAATAAAAAGAAAATTTTAGTTATTTATATTTCTTTTACTGAAGAGTACAGAGAAACTCTTAGAAACTTAGGTGCGACTGAAGACCAAGCTCAAGGTATTGTAGTAGAATATAATGAAAGAAACGATGGTGAAGTAGAAAACATTGACTTCTTTTCTGTAGAAACAAATCAAGAAAATGATATAGGAACTATGGATGAATTTGTAACTTCAGTTTTTGAAGATGGTGGTGGTAGTGACCCAAGATATTGGTTATTAAACACAACAGGTACACCTGCAAGAGCAAAAACTGCAAGTGGTGCTCGTATTATTGACCCGTTTAAAAATAATGATGATTACTTTCAAGTTTGGTTTGGACAAGGACTAACTCAATGGGATGCTATTTGGGGTGATGATAATTCAGACAAAATTGTTGGTTTAATTGGAGACCAAGTGTATGCAACAGAAAATTCTGTTGGCGATAGTATCACTTCTTATTTATCAGGTTATCCAAAACCTGTATCAGACGTTTATCCTGGTGTTGGTGAAAAAGATTTATATGTACAATATGGATGTGCTAATCCATTTGCAAACAACTATGGTGAAGTATCTGAAGGTGACGATGCAGGTACAAATCCTGTTAGTGAATTAAGAACTTTAATAGATGAGTCTTTGATAGGAGACACTATTTCTTTCGGACAATTAGTTAAAATAGTAGCAGAAGAAGCACAAGAAAGATTGCCTAATGATGAAAGGCCATTTCTTGAACAAAGAAAGTCTACTCTTTTAAATAAATTAAATTCTCCAAGTTATAAATTACGAAGAGATTTAAGAATACCAAACATTAATGGTGGTAATTGTGATTTTTCTGTTAGTAATGACCCATTGAAAAATGGTACATTATCACCAAATGGTTTTTGGAAATGGAACGGACCTGATGCAGTTTGGGAATATCAAGGAGAAACACCCGCAGCTATAGATTATAAACTTATAGAACTTAATGCACAAGCTAGCACTATAGTAAATGATTGGGAACTATTAGAAGGTGTCGCAGGAATACCTGAAGATATTTTGACAAATGAACCTATGGAGTTAATCGTAGAAGGACACAGAGTAGGTGGAACTGAAGGAATCTCTACTCAAGGTATAGTTTGGGTAGATGATTTTGATTTAAGATTTCAAAAACCTGGTGAGACTACAAATCAAAATATTTATGCTGATTATCTTGGTAAAATAAAACAAGTAGAAGGTAATAATTTAGTTAGACTTGATAGAAGTTTTGATGAAGTAGGAGAAGAGTTAGGCGCACTACAAGTTCCTGCTAATACAGGAAGAGAGAACAGAACACGTAATGGTCAACCTGTAGATGTTACTCGACCATTTAATAATTTCGAGATACGTTATCGTGTAAATGACGAAGAAGAACTTAGAACTTATATTGAAGTTCGTGGAGAAAAATATCTAACTACTAATTTTAAAATAAATAAAGTAGCTGAACCTAATTATCCACACGCTGTAGACTATAAACTTTATGATTCTTTACAACCTGCAGTTTCTAAATTTGATTCTGTTAATATAATAAAAGAAATGGCATTGCCTTATGAAGATAGTATAGACCTTATTGATTACGTTCCAAGTGAAATAAAAGGTACGGTTTTATTGAGTCCAAAACTTGAAGATTCAGATTCTCCTTTTAGAGCAAGACCTACTCGTTTTTATGATGAAAACACTTTATTGACTTCTGATAAAGAAATTAAAGAAACTTTACAAAACACAATTTTATCAGGTTCTTTAGAAGAAACTGAACTAAATGTTCCGTACGATAAAGGATATAAAGAATTTATACATTTTTCATCTGCTGAGAAAAGAATCAAAAATTTTAAATATAAATTAGAACTTATAGAGAGTTACACAGCAAGTTCTGCGAGTAATGCAGCATTAGATATGGCTAATTATGGAACAGGAAAAAAAGATGCAGATATTTGGCATCAGAGAATACGAAATGTTAAAAACGGATTTGATGGTTTTGAAAAATATATGTATGAACAATCAAGTTCTTATTACTCATCATCTATGGGTAAATTTTATGACAATGCTTGGCCTAAAGTTAGTGGTGCTGGTACAATGACAAGTCCGTATGTTCTTGCTCATACTACTTCTTCAGAAGCAACAACTTGGTTTAATTTACAAATAGTTAGTTCTTCTGAATATGATAGTCGAAACGGAAATAATCTTATAAATAACATACCTGAATTTGTAAACACTACAGAAAATCAAGCTTATTTAGATTTTATAAAAATGATGGGTCAAATGTTTGATAAAATTTGGTTACATATATCTCAAATAGGTATGATAAATGATAGAAGGTCAAATGTTACTGAAGGACTTTCTAAACAATTATATTATTCAGTTGCTAAAAGTCTTGGGTGGAGTTTGAATGATGGTAAAGATTTAGTAGATTTACCTAACTTCTTATTAGGTCAACGTGCGAGTGGTTCAGGATTTGAAGAAATAGAAAGAACTG